TCATCCCTGGGGCGCTGTCCGCACCTTGACCTGTTCGCCCGGCTGGGCGGTATCGGGATCGGCCAGGATGTGCTCGCCCGCCTGCAGGCCGCTGGTGACGATCACGCTTTCGGCGGGCCAGTCGACGAAGCTGATCGCGCGTTCGATCACAATGCCATCGGCGGGGACGACGCGCACGCGCGCCTCGCCGCCGGACTGGATGATGGCGCTGCGCGGCACGCTGATGGCGCTCTCGCGCTGCTCGATCACCAGATTGACCGTCACGGTGAGGCCGGAGGGCGCGTCTACCGCCGCATCGGCCAGGCTGAGGCGGACATCGCGCGCACCCGTGGCCGGGTCAACGCGCTCCTCGCCCTGCGCCACCAGCTGCAGGCGGGCATTGGCCGGGCCGTCCTGGCCGAGCTCGAACTCGATGCTTTCGGCCATGGTGCCGAGATGGCGGAAGAACACCGGGGTGGTGAGCTTGGGATGGCCGATCTCGATCGTGTGGCTCGGGATCTCGTCGGCCCCGCTCTGCCAGAGGTGCTCATGCCCGCCACCGGTGAGCCGCGGACCCGAGGGCGAAGCATGCGAGGCGGCGATGGTGAAGGCATTGCCAGAAGGCCCGGCCGTATCGAAGACGATCTCGAGCCGCTGGGTGCTGGCCGGACGGCTGTAGGTGCACTTGCTGATCTCGGGATTGGCCGAGGCGTTGAGATTGGTGACCAGCTGGTCGATGGTCTGGGTCACGGTCGCCTGGATCTGGGTCTGCAGCGCCCCCGGCGTGCCGGTGACGAAGGTCCACACCACCCCGTTGAGCGTGATCGTCTGCCCCGCGGCAGGGTTGGCGGCGAAGGTGATCGATCCGCGCGCGGCCACATTGCTGGTGACGGGCAGGCCGAACAGCGCGGTCAGCCAGAAGCCGGTGCCGCGCAGGTCGATCGGCACATCGATCTGCCCCTCGTCGGTGACGAGGCCGCGCCAGGGATCCTGCGCATTGCGCCCGCGCCCGAGCAGCGGATCCTCGCCGAGCGGCTGCATCGCGGACAGGTCGGTCGAGCGGAAGTCGAGGCTGCGCCAGCCGCTCGATGGCATCACGCCATAGCTGGTCTCGCGGGCGATCTTCAGCGTCGCGTCCGCGCCATAGGCACGCAGTTTGGGCATGGGTCATCTCCGGCAGGACTGGGGGACGGGAATGCCGCGCGGGCCATGCGCGCGCGGGACAGGATTATTGTTCCAAATCATGTGCTTGGTGAGTTGATAAGCAGCGCGGACAGAGCGAACAGGATGACACGCCGCGAGTTGCGGACGTGCATCGCAAGGGAGACCAAGCCATGAGCCAGACCACCACCGCCCGCCATGAGGCCCGCGCCGACGGGGGGTGCGCCGACGGGGCCCGCCGCAATCAGCAACAGGCCCTTTCCGCCTTCATCGCCGTCAAGGCCGAGATCGACACGCTGCTGGGCCAGCTGCGGGCGCTGAGCGACGAGCACTTCCATGCCGCGCCCGAGAGCGTGAACTGGGCCCATGTCGGCAGCATCGCCCACGCCCGCAACCAGCTGCGCGAGGTCGCCCGCTTCCTCGGGATCGAAGGCTGAGAGGCAGGGAGACCAAGCCATGCCCCGCTATGTGGTCACAATCGAAAGCCGTCGCCGCAGCCGCGAGCTTGCGGCTTTCAGCGACCATATCGACGCGCGACGTGCGCTGCATGAGGCGCTCGAAGCAGCGTCCGCCTCGTCGCGCCGCACCATCCACGGTCGGGTGACCGACAGCCAGACCGGGGACGTCATCACCCATGGCCGGGCATGGAATGGCTGGGTCGGGTTCATCTGACAGGACAGGGAAGGAACAGCATCATGAAACTCTCCGACACGCAGCTCGTGGTGCTCGCCGCAGCCGCGCAGCGCGAGGATGGCAATCTCCTGCCGCTCCCCGCCAGCCTTTCCGGCGGCCTGCGCGCGCGCAACGCCGCGCGGGTGGTGGAAGCGCTCAAGCGTCGCGGGCTGATCGCCGAGACCGTCACCAAGAGCTGGGCCAAGGCGGATCCTGCGTGCAACGCCTTCTGGCGCAACGACGAGGACGGCCGCGCCACCCTGCTCCACATCACCCACGCAGGCCTTGCCGCGATCGGGATCGCGCCGGAACCGGAACCGGATGGCCCGCCGAAGACCAGCGCCGCGCCCGATGCCGCAGCGCCAACGGCGACTGGCTGTCCGCACTGCGATGGTGCGGGCCGCCACCGGCATCAGGCCGGCACCGAGCTGGAGCACACCACCCGCTGCCATGTGTGCGATCCCGAACCGGAGACCGCAACGGTCAACGCCCCGCCTGCCGCTGCGCCGCCGCGCCGCGTTCGCCAAGGCACCAAGCAGGCCGCGCTCATCGCCATGCTCGAGGCGCCCGAAGGCGCCAGCGTGGCCGAGATCAGCGCCGCGCTGGGCTGGCAGCCCCACACCGTGCGCGCCGCGCTCTCCCATGCGCTCCCCCGCCGCCTCGGCCTTGCCGTCTCCTCGCAGAAGGAGGAGGGCCGGGGCCGGGTCTATCGTCTGGCAGCGGCAGGCTGAGCCATGGCCAAGGCCAAGCTGCACGACCGTCTGCTCGCCGCTCTCCTCGCCGCGGGCGAGCGCCGTGTGCCCGAAGCGGCCACGCAGCGCACCACCGTGCCCACCTGCAGCCATCCCAAGGCGCCGCAGGGCTGGCACTACCACGTCGGCCACGCCGGGGCCCTGCGCGTCGGTCCCACCGCCAGCGCCAGCCGCTAGGGCGAGCGAGACGCTCAGGGAGACGCTGCTCGGGATCGTGCGGCTGAAGCAGGTGGACTCCGACGGGCTGACTCGACAAGCCTGACTTGACATGTCAAGCAAGGCTTGACAGGGTGGGTCATGGAGATCGAAAGCATCGTCCACAAGGGCCTTCGCCGTTTTTTCGAGACGGGCGATCCCAAGGGCCTTGTCGGCGATGTCGCGCGGATCCGGCGGATGCTCGCCTTCATCGATGCTGCGGCAAGCTTCGAAGAACTGGCGCTTCCGCCCAATTTCGGGTTGCATCCGCTCAGCGGCGACAAGGCCGGACGCTGGGCCATGAGCGTGACCCGCAACTGGCGGCTGACCTTTGTGAAGCGCGATGCCTACACCATCGCCGAAGTCGATCTGGAGGATTACCACTGATGGCGCTTTCCATGCATCCCTCCTTGGCGGTTCATCCCGGCGAATGGCTGCGGCACGAGGTGCTCACGCCTTACGGGGTGAGCATCAATCGGCTGGCGCGCAGCTTCCATGTCTCGCGCCAGGCGCTGAGCAGCCTGCTCAACGGGCGGGCCGCGCTGTCGGCCGAGATGGCGATCCGCTTCGAGAAGGCCTTCGGTATCCGGGCCGAGACGCTCATGCGCATGCAGACGGCTCACGACATGGCGCGTGCCCGCGCACGGGCCGACGAGATCGTGGTCGAGGACCTGCGCCCCGCGGCCTGATCGCTCATGGACGTTGCCGGGACATTGCCTTATGACGCCGCCGCACCTCCGGTGGTTTCGACCGCTGGGCGCGGGGCCTCTTCGGGAGGCCCCTGCTTTTCGGGCCTCATGACGCGCCCATTCTGCCCAATTGCCTGACCGTCTGCCGCTCAGCCGCCGAGCGGATCGCTGACCAGATATTCGGCGGTCAGCACGATCCTCGCGCTGAGCAGCGGTGCGGCGCCCTCGATGGCCAGCACGCCGATCTCCGGGGCGGAGGGGACGAGCGTCTCGGCCAGCCCGCCGAGCGTCTCGTCTGCCGTGAGCGCGGCGCCGATCGCGCCAAGCAGGGCATCGAGCCCCGCCTCGCCGCCGCCACCGGCAGGCTGGGACATATAGGCCTCGAGCTCGATGCGGTGGCGGTACCATTCGCGCCGCGGGTTCAGCGTCACCTCGGGCTCGCCGGGCTCGCCGTCGCGCAGGATGACGAGCCCCTCTGCCGGCACCTTCTCCGGTAGTGCGGCATTGCGCCGCACCGGCGCTGACAGCCGAGCGCCGAGCTGCGCGGCGAGCGCGGCAAGGATGGCCTCCCGCTTCGACATGGCATCTTCCCGATCGTCGTCAGTTCCAGCGCCGCACGATGCGGTCCTCGAGCCGGGCGATCCAGCGCTCGGCCGCGCCGCCCACATCGAGCCGTTTGCTGAGGCGCACCTGCGGCACCAGCACGAACAGCACCACGCTCACCAGTCCGTGACCGGTGCGCATCGCCGTAGTACTCGCGCGGGCATAGCCGCCGCGCCGGCCGCTGCGCGCGCGCAGGTTCTCGCCGACCAGCAGCGCCGGCCGGCCCGCTCGTCCCGGCACGAGGCGCAACGCCGAGCCCATGCGCTGCTCCCACAGCTGCGGCGTGAGCCGCCGGTCACCGGCGCGCATGGAGAGCGCCGCCTCGGTCGGGATGGCAAGGAAGGTGCCGCCACGCGCGCGAATCAGTGCGCCCTCGGCATGGCCGCGGATGATCGCCGGCGCCTTCGACCAGACCAGTCCCGCCGCCCCGAGGCTCGCCTCGCCGCTCGGCCAGACCTGCGAGCGCCAGGTGCGGGAAAGGCGCGCTCCCAGCCCCGCGCCGGTCACCTGCGCGCGCAGCTCGCCCTTGAGCCCGGCGGTCGCCTCGGTGACAGCCCCGCTCACCGCCTGCTCGGCCGCAGCCACCTCTTCGGCCATGATCTGCCTGAGATCGCCGATGGTGGTGAGCGCGAGCCTCATGAGGGGGCCAGCTCCGCCGTCCAGACGAGGCGCTCGGCATCGCCCAGCGGCTCGCCCTGGACGATCCAGTCCTGGCCTGCGACCGCGATGACATCGCCTGGTTCCAGCACTGGCACCTCGGCCATGCGCAGATCGGCGAGCGCGGTTGCGGCGTGAAGGCGGGTCTCGCCCCAGTCGGCCACCCGGTCCGGTCGGCGCAGCACCACGCGCACCGGGACGGGCGGGCCGCTGCCGCCGGCACGCCAGAGGCCATCGCGGGCAAGGTTCGGGTCGGCAAAGAGGTCGTCAATCGCCTCGGCGAAGATGCTCATGGTCAGTTACTGGAGAAGATGCGCACCGCGAGCCGCGGACGCTTGTTGACCGGCAGGATCGACGCTTCGGTCTTGACCTCGATGGCGCTGCCGTCGAGCCGTGCAATCTGCCGCGCGTAGATCGGCAGGCCGACCGTGTTGACCGTCTCGATCAGGTTGGCCGGCGCGCCGTAGGTGACGAAGGTGTCGAGCGTGCCGAGCGGGAAGGCGATGCCCTCGCCCGCCGGGATCAGCGTCTCGGTGGCGCCGGTCGAGAGCGTGACGGTGGCGTTGTACTCCTCGAACACGATCCCGGCGAAAGGGAAGCGCCGGCGCGTGTCCTCGCGCAGCGGCTGCGCGCCGGTCGAGGAATAGTACTTGTAGGCCTCCTCGACCTTGGCGTGGCCAATCAGCTTGTCGAAGAACTCCGGGCTCACCAGCGCCAGCACGCCGGTCATGGTCTCGCCCTTGAGCTCGGTCTCGACCTTCCTGAGCACATCGCGCACCTTGCCCTGGACCTGGGTCCCGGCGGTGCCGAGCACGAAGTCGGTCTCCTGCTGCGTGAGCCCGAACTCGGTGAAGTAGTTGTAGAGCCTGGCGCCGGCGCCGTCCTTGACGATGCCCCTGAGCGCATTGACCTCCATGTACTCCCGCGTCTGGGCGTGCTTCACGCGCATGCGGGTGAGCTTGCGCTCCATGACGGTGGCGAGCGGATCGGCGGCGTCGGCCACACCGAAGCCGCGCACGCCCTGGATGTCCTGGGGCGTAATCACATCGTCGTGCGGGATCCAGGGCACGGTTAGTGAGCGCATCGAGCGCGTGTCGCGGTTTGCCACAGTGGCCGGGCCGCCGAGCGGCACGGTCGGCAGGAGGTTCAGCACGCCCTCGGCCTGCTCGATGACGACGGAGCGCTGGGTCACGCCCTCGAAGCGGAACAGGCCCATCTGCCCGAGGCGGGTATAGACGTTGGGCAGGATGTTGATGGCCTGGGTCATCTCGGCGAGCGAGTAGCCGCCCGCGTCGAACGGGTTGATCATGGCGACCATGGGGTCGGGTCTCCTTGGGCTGGAACGGGCATGAAAAAAGCCCCGAGGCGGAAGCCTTGGAGCCGGTCAGAGAGTCAGAGGGGAAACGTGAAGATCAGGCGGTGTCGCGCGGCACGATGCCCGCAGAACTCAGTTCGGCGTGCTTGACGGCCGCCTTGGCCGCGTCATCGACGGAGGCGTCGAAGACGAGCGCCGCCCTGGACACGATCGCGGGCCCGCGGGCGATGACGAGGCCGGTCCTGTCACCGGCCGTGGCGTCGACCGCCTCGGTCAGAACGGCGCTTGCGACTTCCGCGCCCTCGTCACCGACAACCTGGGCCGCCGGCGAGAGCCGGTACTTGCCCGAAGCGGTGATCCGCCCGAGCACGGAACCGAGTGCATAGCTCGTTCCGGCCTTGAGCGTGACGGTCTCGCGGCAGTAGCTCGCATTGAGCTCATACTTGAGAAGATCGCCCAGCGTGGGCGGCATGGTCAGCGCGGGCATGGATCACCTCCTCATGCGTTGCGGTTGGTGGTCGCGGCGCGCTCTCGCGCACGGCGGACGATGGGGCTGTCGCCGCCGTTCGATGCCGGCGAACCGGCCGGTGACGGCGCCACGGCGACGACAGAGCTCGCCTCAGCGCGTGCCGCGAGGGCGTCAAGGATGGAGCTTCGCAGCGCATGCGGCGCCACTCCATTCGCCATGGCGTCGGCGGCGTCGATGGCGACGCCCAGCCGGGCGCCTTGGGCGGCGATCGCGGCGATCTCGGCATATTCGGCCCGGAGCCGCTCGGCTGCAGCCTCAGCCGGGGCTTCGGGCGAAGCCGGTGCGGAGACGGGAGCCGCCGGTGCAGGTTCCGGTGCCTGGCCGTCGTCCACCTGGGATTCCGGAGGATTGGAGGCGGGCGCATCCGTCTCGATGTTGGCGGCTGTATCGTTCGCCACTTCGGTATCGGTGGTCATGTCGAGCTTGCTCCTTGGAGGTTGAACGGCAGAGGTGCGCCGCTGGGCGCCTGCCTTCGCCGGGGCGAGACCCCGGCTTCGGACCGGTCGATCGAGCGTCGCGGCGAGGTCGGCGAGGGCCTGGTCGACGCTGCCCAAGCGGTCCGCGAAACCGATGTCGATACCGCGCCGGCCGCGATAGATGGCAGCCTGTGTTGCGCGGACCGCGTCCGGGCTCATGTTCCGGTTGCGCGCGATGAGCGCGACGAGTTCGTCATGCAGCGCATCGACATCGGCCTGGATGTCGGCGAAGGCCTCAGGCGAGAGCGGCTCGTGGAGATTGCCATCGACCTTCTTCGCGCCCGCGTGGATGAGCGTCCACTTGAGGCCGGCCATCGCGTCGGCGGCGCTCTCGTCGACATGGATGGCGACGACGCCGACCGAGCCGACCTCACCGGTGCGGGTAACGTAGAGACGGTCGGCGGCGCTCGCGATGGCGAAGGCGGCCGACAGCGCGCTTTCGCTCGCCACCGCCCAGAGCGGCTTCTGCGCGGCTTCGCGCAGGGACACGAGGCGATCGACCAGATCGAACAGACCGCCGACCTCGCCGCCCGGCGAGTCGAGCTCGAGCAGCACGGCGCGGGCCGAGGGCTCCGCGAAGGCCGCCGCGACGGCGCTGCCGATCGCGCCATAGTCGGTCGCGCCGAAGAGCGCCGTCAGCCAGTCGCCCCGGCCCACCAGCGGTCCGAGCACCGGCACCACGGCGATGCCGCTCTCGGTCACCGTGAAGCCACGCGATGCCGCCCGATCGGCGTCGGGGAGGATCGGCGTGATTGCAGATCGCGCATGGACGGTCAGATCGGCGGCGAGCAGTCCGTCGAGCGCGCCCCGCGCCGGCGAAGCCTGCGCGGCCAGTTCAATGGCGCGCAAGGCGCGCGGCGCGATCGCCAGCGGTCCGCGGACAAGCCGGGCCAGCACAGGAAGGTATGATCTCATGGGAGTCCTCAATCGGCAGCTGGTGCGCTTGCCGGCTGTTCCGTATCGGCCAGAACCGGATCGGTGCGCGCGCCGGAGAACGCGAGCCCGAGCTGGCGCTCTCGCGCACGGTCCGCAGCGATCTCGGCGTCGACCTGGTCGGCGTCATAGCCGCGCTCGGCGAGCGCCTGGGTGCGGCTCTTGAGCCCCGCCTCGATCTGCTCGATCTCGGCGCGGGCATCCTTCAGCGGATCGACCCAGTCCCATTTGGGCGGCAGCCAGGAACAGGCAATGTGGTCACGGCGGCGCGCCTCGTAATCGGGAAGGTCGAGAGTGCCGGCCATGACCGCCGTATCCATCCAGCGCGCCCAGACGCGCCGACAGATCTGCCAGACCATGACCGAATGCTGATAGGCCTCGATGCGGCGGCGGAACTCGAGGAGCGCGAGGCGCGAGTTCGAGTAGTTCGCCTTCAACATGTCGTTCGACAGATATGCGTACGGAATGCCGAGCGCCGCCGAGACCTGCAGGAGCGTGCGGTACTGGAACGGCTCGTAGGTCTGCCCGACATCCGCCGGCGCCGAGGTCTGCACCTCCTCGCCCGGCTCCAGCATCACGATCTGGCCGGGCTGCAGATCCATCGTCCGCTCGCCGCTCTCGTCGCTCTCGGCGATGTCAAAGGGCTCGGCCGGTGCCGGCGTGGTGATGAAGAGCGCATGCATCGCCGCGACCTTCTTCCGGTCGAGCTCGGCATCGTCGTACTGGTCGAGCAGGAACAGCTTGACGATCCCCGGCGCGAAGCGGGACACGCCCCGGAGCTGCCCGGCATCCACCGGATCGATCACGTGGATGATCTCGGACGCAGGAACACGAACGGTCTCGCCGGAGAGGCCCGGATCGGTCACGTCGCCCGGATGGCGGCGCAGGAAGTGGTAAGCGACGCGCCTTCCGATGCGATCGAACTCGATGCCCTGGCGGATGACGTTGCCGCCCGCGATCTGCTCGTTCCTCGTGAGCGGCAGCATCTCCGACGGGATCATCTGCAGCTGCAGCGGCACCACGAGCCCGTCCTCGGGACGGCGTGGGCGGAAGCGGAGGAACACCTCGCCGGCGATGAACACCTCGCGCGCGGCGCGCCGCTGCTGACCGTAGAAATCGGTGAACCCCTCCGCATCGCTGTCGTCGGTCCAGTCGAGCCAGAGCCGCTGCACGCGCGCCTTGAGATCGGCATCGGTGATCAGCGACGACGGCTTGATGCCGTCGCCCACCACATTGCCGGCCCAGCTCTCGATCGCGTTCGCCGCATAGCCGTTGTTGCGCACGAGCCAGCGGGCGCGCGCGGTGATGTCGGCGCCGGCGGCGGCGATCAGCGTGTTGAGATGCGCCCGGCTCGGCTGGAAGTGCCGGAGCCGCCGGCTCGCCTCGCCCGCCTCGAAGCCGCCAATGAAGGCGCCGACCTGCCGGCGCCAGCGCCGCATCGTGCCGAACATGCCGCTCACAGTCCCTTGCTCGCCGCGGTGCGCACGATGCGTCGGCGGGCGCCCGCCTTGGTCTCCGCGATGCGACGCTCGAGGTCGGCGAGCGCGGCGGCCATCTCGGCATCGGTCGCATAGGTGATGCGGCGCCCCTCGATCTCGACGGTGCGCACGCCGCGCCAACGGGCGGCGAGCAGCGCATCGCGGCGCGCGATCATGTCCTCAAGCGTCATGGTCCTGGTCTCAAACGAGATAGCTGGGCGTGATCACCCGTCGGCCGCGCCGGGCTGGCGCGCGTCGCACCAGACCCGCGGAGGCGATCCCTGGCGTGCCGTGGTGAGAACCAGCAGTCTCTGGCGCCACCGGGGCACACCGATCGAGCGAACCCACCTGGCCTTCGAGATCGCGCCACCGGGCTTCCCCCCAGCGGTCGGCGCCGGCGATCCAGGCGGCAGCGCGGGCGTAGACCCGGCAGTCGAGCGCCTCGTTCCTCTCGCGCAGCTTCTGCCATTCGAGCCGGGCAAAGCCGCGCCGGTTGCGCACGGTGACCAGCTGCTCGGCGGTGAGCTGGCGCAGCCACTCGCTCTCGATCCAGTCGGGCAGATGGATCGTGCCCGGCGGGAAGCCGGCGCCGGCCGCGCGCTCCTCGGCAGTCGGGCGCGCGAGCCGCAGGAAGCGGTAGGTCTCGGCCTTGAAGCTCGAGACCGCGACGGTCCACAGCCGCGCGCCGCGCCGCAGGCGCCGCCCGTTCTCGGTGGCATCGACATAGGTGGGCCCCGAGACCGGGCTGGAGCGGTTGAACCCCTCCACCCCCTTGACGGCGGCGACCTGGGCAAAGCCGACGCTGCGCGCCCAGGCATAGACCGCCGGGGCCTCGTAGCCCGTGTCGATCGCGAGCCGGGCGATGCGCAGCTGCGCGCCGTGCTCGTGCGGCCAGGGGCGGTCGAGGAGCGCGCTCAGCCGCTCCCAGGCTTCCTGCCGGTCCGGCCCGCCCTCGATGACGATATGATCAACGAGCCAGCTTTCGAGGCCGCGGCCCCAGGCCCAGACATCGACCTCGATGCGGTCCTTCTGCACGTCGGACCCAGCGGTCAGGAACAGCCCGCCCGCGGGCACGGTGCCGGCCGGCCAGCTTTCCCTGCGATCGTAGAGCCGCTGCCAGTCGGGCGCCTCGCCGCTCTCGACCCAGGTCTCGCCCAGCACGGTGTTGCGAAACACCTTGATCGCCTCGTCAGCGCCCTGTGCCGCCTCCCAGCTGCGCGCGATCCGCGCCCAGCT